AGGCTATCTACCTTCTTAGGGTTATATGCCAATTTAGTAACTCCTCTTAATCCACCACGATTGAATCCGGCAGGTGAGAAGAATGGTTCAGCAACCGAATCAGTATTTGCACAAAGACCAGCCATGTGACCATTTGCAGGAATGTATCTAAAGATATCATTATACTTATCGTAGATGTATACAGATGTAGAATCAATAACACCATAAGAACCATTAGAACCTCTATCAGTAATATCATTATTAGCAAAATCCAAAACAGCCTTTAATGCTGCAGTTGAGCTTGCTACGCCTCTAGTAGCTGATAGTGGTGGTGATAAGAATGCAACTGCATCTTTTCTCTTATAAGCAACTTCATGCACTTTATTTTGAATAACTGCACCACTTGCGGCAATTTGAGAGAATAGAAGATTTACATCAATTGTTTCTGTATCGCCAAGAATATCAAGAGCTGCAGTAATTTCTCCTACTGTTAATGATGATGGCGATGAACCATTTGCTAATGTATATTTCTTGCTGAATTGATTGCCTGAACCAAATGGAGAGTTATCAGCTACAGTATCAGCATCGATGCTAGCATTTGTAGCTCCAACGTAATAAACGTACTGTGAAGATTTATTTAATACAGTTGGTAAGAAATTAGCAGAACCATCTGCCTTTTTCGCATCTTTTGTTAAGCTTAATCCTTGATATGTTTCAAGAATTGTATTTGCTTCAGCAGACCAGTTACCAGCTCTATCAACAATAGCAACGTGAACTTCATCAAGATCAGGTGCAATATCAAAAGCATTGACAACTGTTCTTTCTATGGAAGATGAAATTAACGCATCAGCTGATGGAGAAGCATTCTGTTCATCATATTGGTCTTTACCAATAACATAAACATCTAGGCCATTACCTAAATCGCCAGGATATCTAGCAGCAAAGGTTGCTCCAGAAGCAGTAATTGTTTGCTCATCAAAATACGTTTCATTGGGAATGAAGATACCCTGCTTATCAGGTGACTCATCTGATGAGTCAACTGCATTATCGTAATTAGTTGCTGTTCCTGCACGTACTACTCTCAATGCTTCGCCATATCTAAGAAATGAATCAGCTTGAAAATAAGGTTCGCAATAGAGTGAATCAGAACCAGGTTTGCTAAACGTTTTAGCTAGCTGATTCTCCGACGAGATGAGAATCGCTTCATTGAGCGGCCCCCATCTAAAATACCCTGCAAATCCACCAATGGAGGTCGATACTGCCGGTATGACATTAGTTAAGTCGATTTCTTTTACCTCGACTCCAGGTGAGACTTGAAACGCCATAATTTTCCTTTCAGATTTGTTATTTGTTTAATAATAAGTTAAAAATCATTACAAGATGTATTCACTTCGCTTCAACTATTTATAAATATAGGTATTTACAGATTGAGCCAGTCCTTACGCTGACGTATTAATTCATCTAAAGCAGGATTGGAAACATCTGGTGATTGCTTATTATCATTAATAAACCCAAAAGGTAATAGGTCTTCTTCGAGTTCTCTTATCCTATCTTGATATAAAAGAGATTTTAAATCTGTGTCGGCTATATTGCCAAAAGCATCGGAAGAAATAAACCAAGCAAAAAGAACAAGATTCATAACTAAATCGTCGTGGTTATCACCAGATGCTTCATAAGATACTCCTTTTATTTCAAAAGTAGCTAATTCTGAAATTGTGTCGTAGTCAACTATAGCAATTTTATTCATCTCAATTAAGTCTTTGAGATTTGAACAACCGATTCTTTTGACTCTCTTTGTCATTGTAACGCCAACGCCTCCCGCCTTTACAGTTGATTCAACAAAAGTATTTTCGTATTCATATTCGTAATAGATTGCATTACATACTACCTGGCCAACATCATTGTTTTCAACTACAATCAAAGCTTGGTTATATGCTTCCGCAACTTTTACAATAATATCTGGAAAAATTAAAGGTGAAATCATATTATCTCTGAACGTAGCTACTTGTTCAAATTTATCATCTGTAACATCGAATATACAAAACGTAGAATAATCTTGACCTCGCCCTTTCGAAACGTCGACGGTCATAATATACGTATGATCTCTCTTTGGTTTCTTATAATACTTTATACTATTTCTTTCTTCAATAGGTTTAGAGCACTTTAGACCAAGTATTACATTTGAAGATATCAACGTATTAGAACGTCCGTGAAAATTATTTCCATACTCTTGTTCGAATTGAAGTTCTGATGTATTTGCGATCGTAGTCTGTTTCCATTTCTCATCACGACCTGGTACATCCCACCAATCAACTCTAAATGGTACAAATTCATTTGTGCTTTGAGCTGCACCTTGATATAATTTGTGATAAAGATTTCCAACACCATTTGCAGTTGATGTAATAATAACTTTTGTTTCGTCACCAGCTGAAATTACAGGATAAGTCGAAGTATAAAATTCATTTGCATTTTCAACAAAAGCAAACTCGTCAAGAAATAGTAAGTCAATAGATAAACCACGAATAGAACTACCCGAAGTTGCTGCTGCAATTATCTTTGAATTATTTGAGAATGTTATATTACCTTTATTTAATTCTTTACAACCCGGTTGTAGAAAATAAGGAAGATGCTCAAGAGCCAAAGTAATTCGAGATAACATTTCTCTTGCGGTTGCTCCTTTATTGGCTAGAATCGCAATATTCTTTTCGGGGTGAAAGATAGCATACCAAAGAATGTAGATAATAGAAGTAATAGATTTACCAGATTGACGACATGCAAGTACAATACAAAAACGATTATCGACAAATGTCTTCATCATTTTTTTCTGGTAAGGATAAGGCTTATACGAAATTAAACCTTTTGATGGTGCAATAACTTGAATATAATTAGCCGCAAAGTATAATGGGTCTTCCATACACTTTACGTATTCTTCAATTTGTTCTTCAGTAAAATTTTGTTGTAAACCGTCACGTTTAACTAATCCATTACCGAGATAACCATCACTCCTCGTCGACATCGATTACTTTTTCCTTTTTACTCCGCAGAAACTTTTGAAGTTCAGTCGTTGAACCCATGAAGATTGCATTGTTTGTTGTATTACCAGATTTAGATTCTTCTTGAGTAAGCTCTTTTCTCTTCTTCTGAAGTTGTAATAGCTTGTCAGTAATATCGCCAGTACCTTTCAAAAGTTGACCAAGAACTTCAAAAGCTCTGGGATGTTCTGTATCGTGAGCTAATGCCATCATTAGTTCAATCGCTTCTTCTGATTGACCAACTAAACTTTTTAACTTTTCTCGCGTATACTGATAATCTTCTTCGGTATCTTGAATAATATCTACTTTATTCGTTTTCTTTTTTATTTCTTTTGGAAGATTTTTATTTAATGCTGCGAGTAAGTCTTCTTTCTTTTTTTGTGTCATTATAATGCTGGGCTATCATCAAAACCAAATGTACTAGTTGTTATAATAGGCGGTGAATCATCACTAGAAACTGTTTGTATTTCAGAAGATGCTGGTTCACTAGTAGTAGATTTATCGTCTAAACTATTATCGTGTAATCTTGAATCAACTCTGTATACGGCAGCTTGTGTTTTAACATCACCAACAAAACGTACTTTCATTGTAAAATTTAAAGTATAAACTATAGTTCTTCTTGTTTCATAATCGCCTTCATATTCATCTTGAATTGATATATCTTGAAGTGTGATTGGTACATCGACACTTTGGCCGGGCCCTTCCATATTAACAATAGCAACTGTAAACTCTGGCGTAAACGTAGGAAGAATCTGTTCTACAATTTGGAGCGCTTCATCTTGTGTTTTTGCTAATACATTCAATTCAATACTGACATTGTAAGGTACACTTTGTGCAACGTATTTTTTATTTCTTGATGAATCTTCTGTTAATTTTTTATTTAATTTATTTAACTTGATGGAGGAATCATAAGAAATATCAATAATATTAAATGCCATTCTTGGTAACTTAATTGCTATTGTTTCATCTGTACGTGATTCTTGTTCTATTCTTGCAAGGAACTTTTGTCTAGCTCCATAAGAAATAGGTACACGTTCAGATACGCTATTATGACGTTTTATTAGAATATTATTAAAGACAGTTCCGAATACCGCAACTACTTTTCTTAATGTTTGATTATAAAAATGTGTTCCGCTTAACATAGCTATGGTTGTCTAACGTCTCCAAATGGGTTTAATTCACTAAAGTCAATAAAGTTATCTCCAATAGTATCGAACTCTTCATTCTGTGAGCTTCTATCGTTTTCATCTATTGGTGTCTGTGTTGATGGATTTGAAATAACCGCAGTCGCTGCAGGAGTAGTATTATTATTTGTAATTGTACCAGCTATAAAAGAATTATCCGAACCATCAGCTGCATTAATGCCAACTATATCCCAAGTCGTATCATTTACAAATTCTGCGATCTCACCTTTTATAATTGTATTAGGATTAAGATCAGTTCTTGCTTGTTCTATTTCGTCACCTACAAGATGTGTACCAACAATACTACTTACGCTGATTCTTGTACGAGAACCAAATGTTTCTTCGAACTTATCAATTGCTTCAACACCGGTATCGATAGCTTCATTAGAGTATTCAAAGGCTTCAATCTTAAGTTTGAATACAGGTAAATTCTGAAGTTGATAGAAAGGTGTTTCTTCTTCTACATACATTATCTCAAACAATGTATTCACTAAAGGAATATAAATTAAGTCACCTTCATTTGGTCTAACCTGTGTTGGGTCATCAAGAAACCTTCCAACTAATTGTTCCCAACGTCTATTTGCAATTACCAGAGTGGCTTGGTCTCGTATTTCTAATCCAAACTTTGAAAGCAAATCACCTTCACCTTCAAATCCATCAACGTTTTCTATGTATGATTCAATTACAAACGAATCACCAAATTCAGATAAAGTAGCTTCGTTAAAAATACCATCTTGATTGATGATTTTTCTAGGCAAATAATAGACATCATGCCCGTAGATTTTTAAACCTTCGATTACTATGTCTTCGTACAAATTCTTTTCAGATTTTGTACCTAAACTAAAATACGGATTTCTTGGCATATCATTATCCTACGTAGAAGTCAGCAGGCATTTCATAAGTTAACTGCATTTCTTCTTCAATCTTCTCAATATCTTGCACAGCATCGTCATAAATTTGACGACCATTTAAAGTTACACCACCAGGAAGTTGCATGCCTTCAAACTTAATTAAATTCAAACCCCACTGACGTTTCAACAAAGCAGTTGCGTATTTTTTCAAAAAGCGATCGTTATATACATCTGTGTATGTGTTTGGATCAATTGTTTCGTAACCTTCTATGATAATATATTGTCCCTCAGTAATTGTTTGACCCCACTGTGTTTCAATATAAAGTCTATTTTGATGGCGTGAGAATGTTGTTAACTCTTGCATTCCGTTAATGTTTCTATCAACCATTGACATATATTGTTTTGTCATTTCATAATTAACCAACATGCCTGGTTGTCTTAAACTATAAACATCTTGAAGATGTAATTGATAATCAAGTGAGAATAAACTTGTGCCTTCTTGAGCAGAAGTAAATGGAAAGACTCTATTTACAAATAGAAAGTTATCAGGCAAATCGATGTATCTATTAGTAACATCAGTGCTTGTGACTTGGTGTTTTCTATACATTCTAACTACGGCGTCAGAATGATATTCTTGGTAAAATTGAATTGCTTCGTCTATTCTGTCTTCGATTTGGTCTTCATCAACATTGATTTCAATTACAGGTGCACCGAGATTACGAAGAGCATAATCAATTAATTTTTGTCTTGAATTTACAATAGCCATATAGACTATTTATACATTTGACATTATATACATCGCTTCAAGATATGCTTTCGACAAAGCTAGAAAATGCATATTTTCATTCATTGGCTTCAGAATACATTCATTTGGGTCTAATACTCTTATTATACCAGATTCTGTATAGATTACATTCTTTGCTTTTAAATCTTCATTTACGAATATTTGTTTGCCACAATCAAACTTCATAAAACTTCCAAACATGTCAATCATCTCGCCAAATATTT